AATGGTTTTGAAATCCCAGCAGACAATTTAGAATTAAGAATTGGTGCTGGTGCAGATTTAAAGTTATACCACGATGGCAACCATTCAGTAGTACAAGATGCGGGTACAGGACACTTACAACTATCAGGAGACACAGTAACCATAACTACAGCAGATAGGTCAGGCACACTAGCTCAGTTTATAGATGGTGGTGCAAATAAATTTCACTTTAATACTGTCCACATGGCATCTACTGTAGCAGAGGGGTTTAGAGTAGAGGCTGATAAAAGATTAGAAATTGGTAATGGTACTAACTGGTCAGGGGAACAAGCTGGTAAAATAGAAAACCACAGTGATAGTATGTATATTCAATATACCACTAGCTTTATTACAAGAAATCCAAGTGGCACTAATACTCTTACTGTTGATAGCTCAGGCAATGGTACTTTTAATGGCAATGTCACAGCATACTCAGATGTTCGTATAAAAGATGATATTAAGACAATAGACAATGCTCTTGATAAAGTTTCTAAACTAAGAGGTGTTGAGTACACACGAAAAGAAACAGAAGCTAGAGAGATTGGTGTTATTGCTCAAGAGGTAAAAGAAATCGTACCTGAATTAGTAACTATAGAAAACTTAAAGTCAGATATTAATCCAGATGCTTTAGAGGATATGCATACTATGAAGTATGGCAATACTGTTGGTTTACTCATTGAGGCAATCAAAGAATTAAAAGCAGAAATAGAAACATTAAAAAAGGATAAATAATGTTTTTTGGAGCAACCGCATTCGGACAGTCTCCTTTTGGAGCAGTAGGCGAAACTACAGAATTAATTACCGTTACACCTGCAGGCGTATCATTAACCCTTACTTTATCTAATGCGTATACCGTAAACAAAACTCACTTTGTAAACGGTTTTACTTTATCACTTACACAAGGAACAGTAACACCGCAAATTATTCCACAGGAAGATAGTTTCAATACAACTGTTTCTTTAAATTCACCTGTTGTAACTGCAGACGGAACAATACACTTACCAGCAAATAGTTTGGGAATGACTGTAAGTCTAGGTGCAACAATTGGAGTTAGTAAATTTATTGCTACAGGAACAAGTGTCAGCACGACTGTAAATAGTGTTAGTCCTTCTGGTTCAGCTAATCCTACTATTAGCACAAATTTAATAACGTCTGCTGTAGGATCAGTTGCGTTGGGTCCTGGTATAACAGCACCGCCTGCTATTGATCCACAAGTTGCAGGTATACCGGCAGCTGACACAACTTTCGTTGTCACTGTAGTACAATCAGGTGGTCAAAATATTTTTGTTATTGATGGTGTTCAAAAACCAACACTTACCATGACAAAAGGCAGAAAATATATATTCGATGTAAGTGATCCTACAAACGCAACTCATCCATTAAGATTTGCTACAACCGCTGCAGTCCCTATTACTGATGGAGTTGTGGTCACTGGAACACAAGGACAAGCAGGAGCAAAAGTAGAGTTTACAGTTCCATTTAACACTTTTGAAATTATTGCTTACTATTGCACTACTCATGGAGCTGGCATGGGCAACACTATAGATATTAAAGGACTGAAGGTAAAACTAGCTCCTGTAGTAGCTGTCACTGGCACATCCATGACATCTGCTGTAAACTCAGTAATACCAGGTATAACTGCTCAACCTTCAGGACAATCCATAACTTTATCTGTAAATAGTGTAGGTATTAGTTATGGCGTAAATGTATCAGGAAATTCCTTAACAACTGCGGTTGGAACAACTTCTACGTTTACATTTAGTGATGTAGATGATACAACTACAGCTACTATACCTTTAACCTCTGTAGATACTTCAGGGGCTGGAGGAAGCTCTTGGACTGAGGTAGATGAAACCGGAGCTGGAACTATTGATGAGAGAGAGGTAGCATAATGGCATCAAGCTATACAACCAGATTAAGAACAGAATTAATTGGCACTGGAGAGCAGTCAAACTCTTGGGGTAATACAACAAACAATAACTTTTCTAATATTTTTGATGAGGCCATATCTGCTGTTTATTCTAAAAACTTAGGTTCTGAAAGTAGTCCTTACACTCTAACGTATGGACAGGGTCCAGTTACTCAAGCAAACAACGAAGACAGACAAGCAGCCATTAGATTTCATGGTCACACTTCAGCTTTCATAATCCAACAAGAATCAAGTCCACAACTACACGATAGAATATATATTATAATAAACGATGGCACTGCTAGTGGAACAATACAAATGAAACTAGAAGGCACATCTACTGTTTCAGAAATTGTGCCTCCAGGAGGACGCGCAGTCATAGCAACTGATGGTACAAATTTTTATACTATTTTAAGTAGTGGTGCTTCAAATAAAAACTGGAGAACAGTTACAGCAGCAACAGACAATGTTTTTTCTGGAGAAAATATTTTAGTAGATACCACAAGTAATCAAATTACACTTACTTTACCAGCTTCAATGGGTGCAGCAAATGTAGGTGAAGAAATTAGGTTTATGGATTTAGCAGGAACTTTTGATACAAATGCTTTAACTATAGCTAGAAATGGTGCCAACATTTATGGAGCGGCAGCAGATCTAACTGTTTCAACTGAAGATGCTGCTTTTAGTTTAGTTTATACAGGAACGGCACAAGGTTGGAAAATAACGGAGAAGTAAAATGGCGACATATGAGTCAAAAAAATATGCTTCCATTCCAATAGCAGCAACACAGGTTGCTGACGGTTCTGTGACCAATTCTGAGTATCAATTTATAAATACACTAAGTTCTAATGCACAAACTCAACTTGATGCAAAATTAAATTCTGCTGGAGCGTTTACAGTTCAAACAGGAATGATATTACCTTTTTCAGGTGCTGTTTCTAGTTTACCAACAGGATATTTAAATTGTGATGGTACAGCTGCTTCACGTTCAACTTACGCTGCTTTGTTTGCATTAATTGGAACTACTTATGGAGCAGGTGATGGGTCAAGCACTTTTAATCTTCCAAACTTAAGCAGTCGCATGATGATTGGTAAATCAGGAACATATTCTCTTGGTTCTACAGGTGGTGCTACAACTGATAGTTTTACACCGTCAGGTTCTGTTTCTGTATCTGTAAGCAATCATACTTTGACTTTATCACAAATTCCTAGTCACTCGCACTTTGTAACAAATAGTGGTAATGGTTTTCCTAATTTAATACAAGATAATGGTTCCTTTACCATCACAAGTAAATCAAATGGTGGTTTAGGTAATAACGATTATCAACTTGTTGGTATCAATTCACAAGCTAACCAAGCAGCATCTCAATCTGTTGGTGGTGGCACTGGTCACAATCATGGTGCATCGGGAACTTTTTCTGGAAATGCGGGCACAATAGACGTTTTAAATCCTTATATTTCTGTTAACTTTATAGTAAAGACATAATATGGCTACATACGAATCAAAAAAATATGCAACAATACCAATACAAGCTACACAAGTAGCTGACGGTACTGTTAGTAATACGGAGTATCAACATTTAGATGGCGTAACTTCAGACATCCAAACACAATTAAATAGTATTTCAACAAGTGGATTACCAACCACTGGTGGAACTATGACTGGTAATTTAGTTTTTGGTGACAATGTTGAAGCTAGGTTTGGAGCTGGTGATGATTTAAGAATACTACACGACGGAAACAATAGTCAGTTGAAAGACGCAGGCACTGGAGCTTTAGAAATTCTTACAGATGAATTTAAAGTTAAGAATGCTGCTGACAGTGAAACAATGATATTAGCTAATGAAAATGGAGCTGTTAGTCTTTACCATGATAACACTGCCCGGCTCTCTACTACGTCTTCGGGGGTAAACATTACCGGAACATTATCTGCAACAACTGCTGTAAGTGGACCTTTGTCTGGTGATGGGTCAAGTATTACATCTATAAATGCTAGTAACATATCATCAGGTACACTTGCGAGCGATAGAATTGGTGGTAACGTTATTACAGGAACAGGAAGTCCCGGTTACTACGCACAAAGAGCTTGGGTAAGATTTGATAGTAACAACAATAACAATTTTTACGCTCAACAAAATGTATCTAGTATAACAGATCATGGTGTTGGTAAATACACAGTAAACTTTTCAACTGCTATGCCAAATTCAAACTATGGCGTTATTGTGACACCATCAGCACAAGCAAGTTATTTTGCTGTTGATATTAATGGATGGGTTGACAGTACAGGAAGTCCAAGTGGAGCAAAAAATGCAACTGCTCCAACGACCAATGCTGTTCGTATTGCAATATTTACCGACTACAGTTTAACCTTTAGAGATACAGACAATGTAACCGTGTCAGTATTTGGAGTATAGTTATGGGACAGTTTATGAAAAAATTTATAGTGTTCAAAGAAAATGATGGAAGTATTTCTATTATTAAACCGATAGAGGGATGTGGTTTAACACTAGATGAGATAGCACAAAAAGATGTACCTCGTGGAAAAAAATATAAAATAATTGATGCGGAAGATCTTCCAACAGATAGATATTTTAGAAACGCATGGGACATGGACGAATCTGAAATGACAGATGGTGTAGGAGGAGAGAATGGCAATTAATATTGATATAGCAAAAGCAAGAGAAGTTCACAAAGAAGAACTAAGAATAGAACGAAGAGAAAAATTTAAAGCACTAGATGTTTTGTATATGAGGGCACAAGAGGCAGGTGAGGATACTTCTGATATTGTTGCAAAGAAACAACTACTGAGAGATGTTACCAAATCGGTAGACAATAAAGGTACAACGGAAACAATAAGAGCAGTTAAACTTCCTGATGTGGGGGTATAATGGCGTTAGTAAAAGCAACATTTGCTCCAGGAATAGATAAACAAAATACAACTTATGGAGCAGAAGGTCGTTGGGTAGATTCTAAAAATGTTAGATTTAGAACAGGGTTACCTGAAAAAATAGGTGGCTGGGATAAAGTTATTACATCAACTCTTATAGGTGTTGCTAGAGCAACACTAGCGTGGGTATCAAATAGTGGTGTTAGACATTTAGCGATTGGCACAGACAGAAAATTATATGTTTATGTTGAGGGTAGAGCATATGACATTACACCCATTAGATTAGAAGCAGCGTTGACAGGTCCATTTGCCATGACTAGTGGATCACCAATAGTTACTGTTACACACAATTCTCATGGAGCGGGGCTCGGGGATTTTGTAACCTTTGATTCTTTTTCTACAGCTCAAGGTTTAGATATGAATCAGGAGTTTGAAATTACAGAAGTTGTAGACGGCAACAGTTATAAAATTACGCATACAAGTAATGCATCTGGCACAGCTAGTTCTCAAGGTGGCACAGGTAATGCTAAATATCAAATAAATATAGGTGCAGAAAAATCAGCGTTTGGTTTTGGGTGGGGTACTGGAACATGGAATGAAGGCACTTGGAATACACCAAGGTCATCTAGTTCTATTACTCTTGATTCAAGTTATTGGTCTTTAGATACATTTGGAGAAGATTTATTAGCTATAAGAAATGATGATGCTTTGTATCGTTGGACTGTATCTGGTGGATTGGCAGCTAGAGCACAAAAAATAGCTGCAGCCCCTACAGCAAGTAGAGTTCTACTTGTATCATCTCCAGACAGACATGTTTTTTTATTTGGAACAGAAACAACTGTCGGGACCTCAAACACACAAGATGATTTATTTTTACGTTTTTCTTCTCAAGAAGATTTTAATACATGGACACCTGCGTCTACAAATACAGCCGGGTCTTTTAGAATACAAGATGGATCTAAAATTGTTTGTGCAAAAAGATCTAGGGGATCTATTTTAGTGTGGACTGACACAGCTCTACACGCTTTAAATAATATTGGTCCACCTTTTATATTTGGACTTAACCAAGTTGGTTCTAACTGCGGTGCTGTTTCTGCAAATTCTGTAGTTGATGTAAATGGTACAACTTATTGGATGAGTCAAACAGCTTTTTATCAATTTGATGGTGCAATTAAAAAACTAGATTGTACTGTGCAAGATTTTGTATTTGATGATATTAATGACACTGCAACAGGACAAGTTGCTATCGCTGTTAACACAGACTTTAACGAAGTAACTTGGTTTTATCCAACAGCAAGTTCTGATTTTTTAAATGCAAGCGTAACCTATAATTACTTAGAAAATGTTTGGTACACCAATGATGGTTTTACAAGAACTTCTTGGGTAGATAGAGGTGTTTACGATTTACCTTATGCAACTTTTTATTCAGCCACTAATTTTGCAACAAATACACCAGTGCCTCTTGGACTAACTAATGGTGCAACAACATTATACGAACATGAAAAAGGAGTTAATGATGATGGCAATGCTATGGAGTGTCAAATTACGAGTGGTGACTTTGATATAAAAGAGGGTGATCAAGTATTTTTATGTTCTAGAGTCATACCTGATTTTAAAGATCAAAATGGTGAAACAAATGTAAGAATAGAATTTGCAAACTATCCAGCTAGTACAAACACAAGATCTTTTACATCAGCTACAACTACCTCTACAAAGTTTTTTTCTGTAAGAGGTAGAGGAAGACAAGCTAACGTAAAAATATCAAGTGACGCAAGTGATGCTAACTGGAGATTTGGAACAGTTAGATTAGATATACAACCAGATGGAAGAAGATAATGGCTAGAATTAATGTTACAAGATTACCGTTACCGTCTGACGATTTTGATCGTCAGCAACAGGATATTCTTATTCGTGAGCTTGAGAACATAATCAATCAACTTAACTTTACGTTTCAACAAGATTTAAGAGAACAATCAACAGCAAGGACTTGGTTTTTAGCATGAGTGATATATACAAAAATAGAAGCATAGCATTAGCCAATACAGCGCAAACAACATTGTACACTGTGCCAACAGCAGACGTTTCAACTGTTCCAGCACAAAAACCAGTTCAAGCAATTGTCAAATCCATACGTGTTTGTAACGTAACAGGAGGAGCACAAACAATAACTATTGTAAATACAGACGCTAGTGTGGGTTCAAATATAAATATTACAAGTCTTTTATCAGTAGGTGCAAACACAGCTACAGAAATATTGTCACAACCATTAATTTTAGAAAATAGTGACGCTATAAAAGTAACAGCTAGCGCTGGTGGGGCTTTACACGTAATTTTATCTGTGTTGGAAATATCAGAATGAAGAAAATACAAGAAGCAAAAATACTGGGTACACAGATGGTTGAAGGCAAAGAAGTGCCAGTTATACAGCCAGAGGTGTATCAACGAATTTATTGTAAAAATTGTGATAATGAGGTAGATTCGGAAGAACAGGCAACCGGCACCTGCAGCAACTGTGGCCAACCCTGGTCAGTTCATAAAGCCAAAGATATACAACTAAAAGTAGTCCAAATACCAATTGGGTCTGGAACCGGAGAATAATTTGAAGGATTTTTTTAATAAAATAGGAGACATGTTTGTACCAAAGGAGATTGCTCCTTATCTAGGTATGATCGCTCCAATGGTTGCACCGCAACTTGGAATTGTTGGAAGTATGGCTCTTAGTCAACTGGGTTCTTTTAAACAACACGGTGGTAAGTTTGATCCTTATTCAGCCGTAGCAACAGGAATAGCATTAGCATCACCACAAGCAAGAGCAATAAGAGCA